TTATTAGGTATTACTGATTGAATAACGAAGAGTTCCATTACTTCCAGCCAATGCATCAGCACCATCATATGCATCAGTAGGAGTCGTGAAGAGTCCATAACGCTTTTTAATGAGCAGTACATAACCGCGAGCAGCAGAAATACTTGCTTTATTAATATAACCACTTGCAATGTTGCTACTCAAATCATCTGGACAATCAATGTACTTCACTTGCAAATCGAATGCAATATTTCCAAGACCATTTGGAGTCCAACATTGTGTGCGAGGGTCAATGATAGTGGTGAAGAATGATGCACCACGTTGACCAGCAAAGCTTCCTACGTTATCCTGCCTTTCAATAAGATGTACACTTCCCGGAGCAAACATACCTACGTTATTGGCTCCCCAAGTAGATGCAGTCTGACCAGAAGCATAAAATTGGAAATCTGATGCCATAGCTTCCGGATTATAACCAGTACCATTACTGATTCCTCCTTTCTGCTTCTGAATTGAGTAAGCATGCATCAAGCTACCTAATGCTCCAACAAACATTGGTGTAGAACAGAATTCGTTAGCTTCTGCATCCATCAGCAGCTTTGTCAATCCACTACCCAAATCATTTAGAGTACCATCTTGCTCAATGTTAACTGCTACAGCAGCAGTAGTCCCTCCTTTGTGCTTACCAAAGCTTGATGCCATTGATGTTGTAAGCACATTCTCCATCTTCTGATAGATACCATTCATGCTATGAAGGATAGCTCGAAGATGTTCATTCATCATTTGAGTAGCTGGTTGACCTATTGCTACTGAACGAGAAGCTTCTTCACAATATTGACGAACTTGGTCATCAGTCATAAAGATTCCAGTCTGTGCAATATTATTTACACTAACTGATGTTTCTTTATATGCTGGTAGTACATCAATAGCACAAGTATCACTTGTAGATACTTGACTAATTGTAGTCCTCGGCATGTATTTGACATTAACTGAACGATAATGTCCATTCTGATATGCTTCTTGTAATACAGCAGGTCGGTCTGGCTGTGTTACAAGCATATTTAGGAATCCCGGAATAGTCACTTTTTGACCGGGATAATTTTGCCCAGCAATACTATCAAGATGTAGTAGCAGAGCTTCACAATATCCATTTGCCATTTTTATAAGCTATTTAATATGTTAGAAATAAAGTTAATTGTATGTTGGCATTCGCCCTACTTGTTGCTTTTCAGCCTTGATAATTGTTGGATTACTCCCTATATAACTTACTTGCATCATTACACTAAAGTACTGCCAGCTTTGAAATCTGCCAAAGCCTTACTTGTTTGATTTTTAGCAGCAGGAGCAGCTACCTTTACCGGTGAAGGAGTCTGTGTAATTACATTACCTACTGGACTATTATTTGGTTTATTTACCTTTAATAGTTTAGCTTCAGCTAAAACATTATCAGTAAATGACTTGACATCAATAGTCTTATTGTCAATTGTAAATGGCAAATCTTGTGCTTCAGCATTTACAAGCTTGATACCTTCATTGGTATAGATATACTTTCCTCCTTTCTCTCGTAATTTCTTTTCCCAAAGATTACGAGCAGTAGTAATTGTTACATCTTTATCCAAATCCAAAGCATAATCATATCCATTGAACATAGAATTCAATTCTTTATCAGTCAATTGGCTTTGCCATTTAGAATTGATATTATCAATATCAACCTTCCTACCTTCACGTTCATTATTCAAAAGTGATTGCAGTTCGTTTACCTTGTCAAGCAAAGCTTTCTTTTCTCCACCAGTAGCACTAATTGCCTTCTCTTTGGTTTCAGAAATAGCCTTTGCAAGAAGAGGAATTCTATTATATGTATTTGTCTCCTGCATGATTACATTCTTCACATCTTCATCAAGACCAAATGAATCAAGTACTTCTGACATCTTCTTATCCACAGCATTCAATGCAGTACCGGTGAAATGTCTCTTGATTTCTAAATTACGTTTAGCTTCATCTTCAGTCATCAATTTAGATTGATAACTATTTAGAATAGAAGATGGAACATTAATTTGGTTTAGATTAGGATTTGAAATGATAGCTTGAATTTCATCTGTCATTTCAATTCCTACTCTGCTACTGATTTCTTCAAGGAATTGTGCAATGTTCATAGTTCTAATTTTTTAGGTCTTCCTACTTTTTTGGGTTCACTCAAATTGATAATAGTTGTAGCTTCTTCAGCAGCTTTTTTTACAATTGTAATGTCAGCTACTTTAGGTCGAATTTGACATATCCTATCAAGATTCTCTCTCATTAAGAATTCTCTGACATTATCTTCATTCTCTGATGGAAATTCGAACCAGATTTGACCATCTTTAATTACTTCAAGGAATTGCTGTTTCATGTTGTAAAGGTATTATAATGTTCCATTTTTTAATGCATCCAAATACTTCTTTGGAACAAGTGATTTAGGTACTCCAGCAAAATCATGATTGCAGTTCCATCCACCAGCATTCACTCGTAGATTACTAACATTAGTACCTTCCTTCATTCCATAAGGTAAATTATACTTTTGATATATTGGTATACTATCATCACATATTTTACCTTCTAATAACTCTTTAAACTGACTTACATGAATATACTCCATGCATTTATTCTTTCTTGCTTCAGTAAGCTTTAAGCAGAAATCCCTCGTAGTATCTTTATTGCTACCGATATACTGATACCATTCATAACCTAAATCATCACTAATTACACTACCATAATTTCTTGAATACTCATTCAATGCAGTAGTAGTATAGGTCTTACTATACTTTAGCAATCTACCTTCCTCTTCATCAGTACCTTTTATATATGCTCTGACTTCCTCCAAGAATTCATCCCTACTTCCTCCTTGAGTAACATTCTTTACAAGAATTGATTGAATTGGGTCAATTACATTTGCTGCTAATGCATCTTCACCAAATGCATCCAAAGTACTTTGAATACTTAAATTAGTTACTTCCTTTAATACTTTAGGTAAAGTGAATTTACCTACAATTGATGTGTAATATGCATTCTGTAATTTTCCTATATCATCATAGGTCTTCAGCAAATCATCTAATTCACCTTCGAATTCTTTATCAAAGATTATCTTCCTTAATTGAGATTTAATTTTAGCAATAATCTTGACATTCTTTATTGATGGTTTAATCTTACCATTACTTGTATCAAGTTCACTTGCTAAATTTATGATGGATGCATATATTCTTTCTTGAACTGCCGGTAATCTTTGATTGAACTTGGCAATTCGTTCATCTACTAAATCTTGTAACTGGACAAGAATTTGAGTATTCATTAATCATTATTTTTTTCATCCTCCATTTCATCCTCCAATAAATCATCTTGAGAATCTTCTTCTTCCTTTATGATGATTTCTTTTGGATTTGCCATAGCTTCTTCTGGCATAGGAGTAACTGGTTTTGGCTTTTGCTGATTAGCATATTCTTGCATGATTGACATTTGTTCATCATATGTCAATTCAGCAAATCCTTCTTTCTCTTCCAAAGCTTTAGTTACGAACTTATTGATATTAGCATGAATGATAAGGTCAATCTTATCAATTGCTCCAAATGTTTGTTGAAGAGCAATTGTTTCCTCTGGTACTCCTGCAAATGGGTCAAGCTTTAACTTCATTACTACCAAATCCTTGACATTCGTATCATTGAATTTCTTTGATGCAAGTTCTATTTGTGCTGCATTGATAATGCTTGGGTCAACCTTTGCTTGAGTCATCATAGAAAGTTCATCTACGAGTATCTTACCACTTAACATATCATATCTTTCTGGAACTGGAACATAAGGTAGTAGTTCATTCACATCAGCAACAATTCCACCATAACGCCAAGCACAAACATCATAAACTACTTCATCTAAAATCCTTACAATATCTTCAGCAATTGAATGAACAAAGCTATTTAATTCCTCTCTATCAACTTGCTTTGCTACTCCACTTTGTGACAATGGAACATCAGCAAGATATTCCATGTTAATTGCTGACAATGCATCATAAAGATGTTGCTTGATTCGTCCATCTTGTATTGTAATGATATTAGTATCTTTTTGTACGAATCCCATTGGAGGAGTAGGTACTGCTGGTTCTCCCGGTCTTGGCATAGCTACTACCAAATGTTCAAATGGATTCAATGGCAATAGACCTTTTCCTCCACATGATGGACATTGAATTGGAGCAGAATTCTCCTTGGGAATTTCACCTACTCCTTTACATCTACCACAAGCTTGTGGTTGAATAGAATACATAGTAGGAAACATAGTCTGAACTATGCTTGCTTGCATATCACTATACTCCCTCAAAGCTTCATCCATCTTTGGAACTATACCAGCTAATCTACTTTCGTACAAAGCACAATCAGCATATTGATCCTTAATTAATCCATACATATGCCTAACTGGTATATATCCAAGTACATTCTCTACTTGCATAATCTCGTATATACCAGAATTCCTTCTTTCGAATAACTGAATAACATCAGCTTGAATCAGCCAGTACCTTTCACCATTACTATATGTAGTACCATTGTCTACATATTCCCTCATTTCATTCTCCTTCAGTAAGTAGAACTTACCTTCTTTGTAGTCTATTACTTCATCACTATCAAAGATTCTTGGATATGGTTTATAGTATTCATTTGGCTGAACTTCAAATGTCATTGGATATGTGAATACTACAGCATTTGCATCTATCAAATAATATTTAAATGCTACGTTGAATAGCCAGTTCGTAATACTGGTATTCCTTGGGAATTTATACATCAAATAATTCTTTGGAGATTCATCCTCTGAAATCATTGATGGTAATTCACCACTAAAATTAATTGACCAATCTTGTGACTTTCGAATCTTCTGCAATGAATTATAGACCTTGGTGAAATATGGCTTTGTTACCGGAACAAATATCTTCTTCCGATAATTCTTAATTTCATCTGATTCTGCCGGTCTTCTCTCCTCAATCAATATACCGGGATATTCTCCATCAGCATGAATCTCTAATGATTCATACATTTCAACCGATTCAGCATAATGTTTATGTCGTGTGCCTTGAAGAATATATGGTTCAAGGAAAGATGGTGATACTGCTGGCATTATATAATATTTCTTTCTTTTAACTGATTACGTTTATTAAAGATAGTCATGGATTGCATGTTCATCTTATAGCTTGCATTCTTCACCATATCATCGTATACTTTTTGTTGAAATGATGACAGATGATTACCACCAGCAGAGAATGCATACCATTGCTTCTTAATTTCCATTATGTTATAAATCTTCCTAATTGCTGGCTGCCAGTATGTTGGCTGCCAAGGTAATTTATGTGGAGCATGATTCTGATTATTCAAAGCCAAACAAAAGAATGGTTCATCTGGCTTATCACCAGCAAAGCTTCTTGTCAAGAGTTTACCTTCATCATAGTACTTAACTGCCTTCTTAAAAATTGAATCAGCAAGTTCACCGGTTTTCCAATAAATCCATTCAGATGATAAATCATACCATTGATTGACATCAGAATAAGCTTCCTTTAATTTATTAGAATCTACCCATTCACTAATTCCTTTATCTGGCTCA